GTTGAACCTCAGCCTTACCTAGCTTGTGACCCTTGTATAGGCCACCTGCTCCGGCTACACCGACTGCGAATACAACGCCGAGGATGAGATACGGATTCATTTCGGCGGTACTTTCGTGCCATCAAGTTTCTTGTGTACCTTGACCTCACGACAGACCTGAACTTCCTTACCCTTTTTGTCTTTTTGGGCATTGCAGACTTTTTTAGTCTCTCCTGCGTGAATGTTAAACACAAGAAATAGACTAAGAAACACAGTTCCAACCATGCGTAATGCAATCATGTGATCTCCGGGTGTGGTGGTTGTTCAGGGGCTGCTTTACCGTTATAACCTGCCGTTGGCGCAGAACTAATAGGTGCAATCGTCGGTTCCATGCGTACAGGAGCCTGTGTAGGTGACGGTGGTGGTGCTTTAGGTGGATCAGTCCAGTCACTCGCCTTAGAGACTCCCGGTGGTGGATCGATCAACTTAGCAACCCCATCCTTACCTTTAATGGCAAGCAATGTCGCTAAAGCCCCAAGTATGTACTTAGACATATCTGAGAGCAACATAAAGAACTGTTTATCCGCAGGTGCAATAGATGTCATACTTTGAGTGACGAATACGACGCTGTACATTGACAATGTACTCATCATTAAAAGCACCAAGCAGAATGTAGTACCAATAATTAACTTGATGACAGAATCAATCTGGTCAGGAGTCCACTTCATTTTTGTTCCTCCGGCTTAAAGTCAGCAGCAGGTACTAGCTGGTCAGGACAAGTACCTGTAATGGCGCAAGTTGGTCGTTGACATTCGGGCTTGCTCCAGTTCTTGTTATCCATACAGGGATAACGGAACCTATCCTCACACCCTACGAGACTAAGAATGAACAACAGCCAAAGCACGCGCATACTGAGCCTCTCTATCTTCCATACCCTTGTAACCACCGTTAATGACCTTAGTCATGCCTCTGAGATCACCAGCGTCTGCAAACCGATTTAGCTTGTTAGTCTCCCAGAACCAGCAAGCACTCTGAGCAGCACCTTCAAACGTCTGTGTGTACTCTGAGGCTTCTTCTGGAGTCATCTCTAGGCTAGCAGCGAACCAGAAATAGTTATCCTTGCCAGTTAGCTGAATGAGTCCTCGACCCTTGTATCTAGCCCCATCTCCGCTAGCCTCATCACCGTTACCCATACGGTTAGCGTAGACGTAGTTAGCGATCTTATCCGGCTGTTTAGCGTAAGCCTTAGCCTGTGAGTCGGTTTGGAAATACTTAGGGAAGACTTTAAGGAGACCAGCAGCAGAGTAGTTCAGGTTCTCCGTTAGCCACACAAATCCACCTGATTCATGGTGGCATTGGGCTAGGAATGACGCTATACGGTTAGGAGTCGTAATCTCGTATTCTTCTAGGAGAGACTTTCCACCTAGCTCAGTCTGAGAACTGAATAGTGCGTCGTACCATTGATCCGGGTACTTTGAGTTAGGGATAAACTTCTTAAATGCCTTACGATCAATCACGATACATCCTCTCTATCAGTATGTCTCGCCGCAACTCTTTCATCCTTCTAACTTCATGGACAGCAGCCTGAGTCGCTATGTGCATATCCCACAGCATAAATCCGATGATAGGCATTACGATAAAGAAGGTTAATAACACCGCCATGACAGTAATCAATAATGTCCAAGGGATGTTCTCATCGTCTCGCTTCTTACTATCAGAACCATTAGCATTATTGCCCATAGAATTGTAAGAACGACTGCCCCAATCCATGCCAGCTGACTTTTTACCCGATTTATCTGTTGCCTTCGTTGCCATCGAGCCGCTTGAATCTTTCTAGTCTCTATCGCCAGAGCATCTGCTTGCTCGTTCTGGATGTCAGTCCAAGCCTTCTCAAACCTTGCCCATACAGAACCTAGTTCCGGTGGAGTGTTATAGACCATCTGCTCCCTGACCTGAGCCAGCATATCGTTCAACTTGGATTCCAGCCTGATCCTCTCTAATGCCCTGCGACCTAGCGATAAGTCACCTTTATAGACCTCTTTAGCCGCTGCTTCACTCTGGACATATATCTTTACTAGAGCCTCGTACTGGTCGATAAACGTACCTAGATTCGACCAAATATCGTTAAGCACATCATCTGGTACAGCCTTGGCTACTTCCTGAACTCGCTTTACTTCTTCGTTATATTGCTTCTTCTGCTCAGGACTAGGATCGACTATCTTGTGATACTGCTCTTTCAGGTCTTTTAGTACGTCGCTGACATCTCCGCTAGTGGACTTGATCTGCTTGTAAAGGTCTACGCCTTTTTTAGCGAGATCGATTGCTGTCGTACAGGCTTTGTAAGCGGCTGCAATTGTTACAGGATCAATCACTCTACATGGAGACGCATCTTTATATCGGACAACTCACGACGCAATTCCTCGTTATGCTCCTCGCACTTACGGTTCTGTTCTTCTACCTTGGCTAGACGATCCGACATACGGTTTACTTCTTCGCGTAAGGTAGCAATAACCTGTTGCCAAGCAGCATCAGTTATCTCAGCAGACTTATTGTTACGGTTATCGGCCTGAATCTTTTGATACATAGCCCAAGCTCCTGCACCTAGACCACCAATACCAACGACGATTTGAGAGAATAAGTTTTCCATGTTATGACTTCATGATAAACGCGAGTGCGTAGTATGGAACAAGGTTAGCGTTAGTGCCGGATGAGCCTTCTGTGCTGTTAGATACAGAAATCCCAGTAGCAGCAGTTGTAGTTGCCTGTGTTCTGTTTGTCGCATCCTGTCGGTCACCGCCACCCCAAGCAGGGTTTGTATTGCCAGAGTTAGAGCCACGCCAAACATTTAACGTCATGCTATGCGAGTGGCTCGGATCAGTAACCGTTGCTGTGTGCGTATGGCTTACAACAATCGCGTCTTTAGAACCACCAGTCTGAGTCGCTGAACCAGTTACGTTAGTCTTAGCTGCTCCACCATCGTCAGCGTTAGCACCGATAATAAAGCGGTTACGCAAGTCTGGAGTGCTGTTAGAACCATCGCATAAGACCCAACCACTAGGGATTGTGGCAATGGTTCCAGACCACATGACGATAACGCCAGTAGGGATAATGTCTCGAACAAACGCAGTCGTAGCGAACTTAGTGCTATCGTCAGAAACGCTAGGAGTAGCCCCAGTAGCAGTACCAGTAACAGTTAAATTGCCACCTACGACGAAATTATCAGCATCAGTACCTGACTGCATATCCTTAACCTGAGCCATAAGCTCACGGATAGCGTTATTGATACCACTAGGCGCACATCCTTCAGCAATGTTAATACCACCGATGTCGGTGTTATTAGACGCTGTAGCACTCCATTCGCTAACTTTGTTCTTTGGCATGATTACATCCCAGTAATGTTTCTGAGTTCTTCCTCAGTTACGTTAAGTGGCGCTAATAACCCTCTAGCACCAGTTACAGCAGGAACTAAGTTAGGTGGAACCCTAGCCCCTCTACCTGCTCTCATAATGTCAGCTAAGTTCTGTACTGAACTCTCACGCATCTTGGTAGCTCCAGACCTAGCAGCCAATGCACCTAACGCAAATGGAACACCAATAGTAGGTTCATATACTGTAGCACCGCCAGCAAAACCAGCAGGAATAGCACTTGTAGGCGCGAATCTTCCGTAGAACTTCAGTAGATTCTGAGTCGTTGATCCTTTAGCAGCAGAACGAATAGCAGCTTGTTCCTCTTTGGTAAACAAACGCATCTTTTTATCGTTTTTCGCTAACTGACGTAGCTGTTGGGCTAGTGAGTTTTCTGGGCCTGACTGAGCAAACTTGCTAACATCTAATTTAGCGTTCTCAAACATATCCTCAAAAACATCAGACTTCATCAGCTTAGAGTATTCATCTCTAGCCTGTTTCCACAAAGCAGTACCAGTTTTTGTATTTGCACCCAAAATATCGCTACTTGGCGCATTAGCAACATAATCATCAAACTTATCTTTGAGGATAGTAGCCATTCTGCGTTCTTCAGGATCAATACTAGCCTGTGCACTACGAATGGCCTTACGGAGATTAGTCAAGCCAGTAAAGTCTTTTGGTGTAGCTGGATCAGTCAGACGCTTAAATGCAATATCTAACTTAGGATAAGCACCACCTACCTCGTATCCCTCATCTCTTAGGCTGTTCATTACCCCATCCATCTTGTTCGCAAACTTAGGGGCATTAAACATGACGCCTGATTCTTTGGCTCTTTCAAAGAGCTTAGTAGACTTAGTAGCCAATTCCTCACGAGTAGGGGCAAAGGACTGCTTAGCGCCAACACCAAACGCAGCACCAGTACCCATGCCTGCAACCATGCCAGCAACAGGACTACCAGTAACCTCACCTACACCCTGACCAACAGCAGCACTAGGAGCAGCAGCCGCTAATTGACGAGTAGGAGCCTTAGCAAACTCTGTAGCCAAACCACGGCCTAACTCTGTCTGAGCCGTTCTAGCGATCTGTGGCAAAGCCTGTAACTGACCACCTACGCTCGTTAAGGCACTACTACCAGCCTGTAACGCACGTTCACCAGTAGTCTCAGGGACAGGGAAGCCAAGACGAGTTAGCAGGTTCTCTACAGCACTAACGGGAGAAGGAATCTGGTATTTCTCAGGCAACATTACGTTAGCAGCTTGAGTTCCGACTTCAGCAAGAGGCAGCGTTAGACTACCTGCCAACATACCAGCCGGGCCTAATGGCGCACCAGCAGCAGCACCTATAGCTACAGGAGCAGCACCTCTAGCAGCAATACCAAACTTACGAACTATTTCCTCAGTTATGCCTCTAGGCTGTGCAGACGATAAAGCAGCTTGATAAGCCTCAGCATCCGACATTGGACGATCAGACTCTACCTGATACGTTCCAGAACCCGGAATGGTGACCTCATAGGTAGGCATCAGTTCACCTTTCTCACTTTGACTCCAGCAGGTAATGTCTGAGCAGGAGCATTTTGCTCAACAACAGTACCCCTTAGCAAATCATCAAACTCACCACCATATTTATACGTTAAGGCATATTCTTGAGGAATACGCTTCAAAGCCTCATTTGAAACATTGATGTATTGTTTTAATTGTTTAGTGAATTCGTCTTTTTTCATGCCTACTTTTAATGCAGCTTGAATTTTTGACAAATTATCCATTTCTGCAACAGCGACGTTACCAACTGCACCACCAGTCGGAGAGGCATTTCTCATCTGTGAAAGTTCATTCACAAATGCACGACCTAGCAAATTATTAAGCAACTGATTAGCTGTATAAGGATCAAATCCCGGCGCATTAACGGTTAATGGAGACAAAGTTCCAGTCAATGCGTCAATATATCCGGGGTTCTCAAGTAGCTTTTGTGCCGAATCCCTAGCGTCTCTTACGTTTTTCAGAGCATAACTAGCCAAAGCAACAGTCGATGGCTGCTTCATCAACAATTCTTGCTTTAATTTTGGAGGAACTATTGAATCTGGCTGGTCAATTAACGGCCTTTTAGTTGCATCAACTAACGGTTTCTTTATATCTTTAACAACTTGTTTTGCTTCAGAAACAGTTGTAGGCTCGACAGCAGTAACTCTTGGAGCAACTGCTTCACGAGGCATAGTCCTACTTACAGAAGGTGCTGGTGGCTGACCTTCTTCTCTAGCCAATGCCTGTAAATAATCAATATTTCTTCCTGCCATAGTACTGGTAGGAACTGTAGTAGCAGCCGGAGGAGCAGCTCCACGATTTATCATTTCTTCTCGTGAAGTTGGGATAGGGACACCAGCACCAGTCTCAAACTTGAGTTTCTGAGCGTCTAGGATGATCTTTGTCTGATCTGCTTCTGTTGGAGCATTAGCAAACTTTAGGACTAATGCATTTTGCTCAGGCTTCAACTGAGTCATATCGTTAGTGCCAAACATCTGGTATGCAAAGTTTCCTGCAAGTCCCTCAAACTTAAATTGCTTTCTAGACTGAGCAACTTGTTCATCAATTTTTTGCACAGCAGCAATAAATTGATCTGGCTTTAATGTGCCTCGTATTGACTGCAAAGTACGATATTGCTCTTTGTATGAGTCTGGAGCATTGGAAATACGAGGCTCTAAATCAGTTTCAGCAACCATTAACTGCTGTTGACGCTCTCTCAACCGATCTGCCAATCGTGCCGCTGCTTCAGCTTTCACAGGATCACGCTGGTCTGAATAAACACGAGCATCTATCAAAGCATTTTGAATAGACGTTTCTAATCTTGCAATTTCTGGGTTGCCTGTGACTGCAATGTTTGGCAAAGACTCCCCACCAGTCGTAGGGACTGGAACAGCTGGAGAAACTGGCGCAGCATAAGCCTCTCTAGCCTTCTGAAATTGGCTTCTTTCAGCGATTAACTTTAGACCTTCTGCTGGATTAGCTCTAACGTAAGCCTTAGTTGCAGCATCAATCGTTGGGTCTGCTAATACTTTATTAAGAGCTTCAATTTGACCCTGAGACTGTTGCAACTTCTGCACGTTAGCCATCTGGTTAATTGCAGATTCATATGTCTGACCAGCACCTTGAAATCCAGCACCTAAAGCCGTTAGGACATTCTGTAGCGGAGACCGACGATAGCCCTGTGGACTCATGCCTTGAGCCAATGCGCCAGCAGCACTTAGCAATCCACCTAAGTTAGCTCGTCTTTCTAAAGCAGTACGATCTTTTGGGTCGGTTAATAGACCCTGATACATGGTAGGTGTACCGCCAAAGAAATTAAAGTAATCTTCAATTGCCATACGTCACCTTAGATCAGTCTTATTTCGGGTGGGCCAAATGCGTACTGTGGTTCTTGCACTTGAGAAGGATTCCCTCTGATTAAACCCGCAGTAGGTGCAGCAGCCATAGGCTCAGGGAACAATACATTTCCTGCCGCCTGTAGTCCTTGACCAGCAACGATTGGGTTTTGTTTAGCAAAAGAGCCAAGATTGCTTAAATCGCTCTTTAATGCGTTCATTCCACCTGTAAAGCGTTCTCCCATCGTTACAGGCGCAGTCGTTGAGCCGATAAGCCCTGTACTTGTATTAGTTGAAACAACTCCCGGCATTGTTGGAGTAGCAAATGCGCCAGTTGCAGAACCCATTGTCGGCGCAGCAGCAGTTCCACCAAACGCAGGATTTGAAAATATCCCCATCGTTGTCGGAACCTTAGCGGCAGGTAAAACAGTAGCCGGAGTAACTCCAGTGATAGCTGCTGGAACACCTCCAGCCGTAGTACCCATAGCCGTAGCAGCAGTGTTACCAGCACCAGTGAATCCACCCATAAACGAACCACCTACGCCACCTAGTACACCACCTAATAGCGCACCTTGTAGCGGATTACGACGGTTCGTAACAGCCCCAAGTGCAGAGCCGATTAACATTGGAGCAGCAGCAGCACCCATTATTTACCCCCCTGTGGCGTACTCGTGGTAGTAGTCTCCAGAGGCGCACCATAGAATACGTTAGCAGCACGTTGCAATCTTTGTAATGGAATATCCTGAGCAGCCAATCGACCTTGGATAGCCTGTTGCTCGTAGCCTTCTCTAGCCTGACCAACCTGTAGGAGACGTTGGAGATCAGCATAGTCAGCAGCAGACATCTGTGGAGCGTTCTGAGCAGCCGCAATCTGTCTAGCTCTTTCAGCCTCAGCCGATTGATACGCTAGCTGACCACCTTGTTCCGCTAATGCACGAGCAAAGATGTCTTGTGCGCGACCAGCCTGTTGACCCATTGCAGCCGAGCCATAACGACCAGCCGATGAAGCCTTAGACTGTAAGTCTTGGATATTCTGGGTATAACGCTCACCTGCTAGACGGTTAGCCTGTTCTAAAGCCCCACCTAGAAATGGATTAACGCCACGACCTTGAATCGTAGCGAGTTGTTCAGCCTGACCAGCACGAAGCAGCGGAGAACCGCCTATAGCCCGTTCCTGAGCCATCTGTAGGGCTTGCTGAGTAGCCTCTGACGGAGATACCGCTAGGGTCTCAGGAGCCTCTGGCATACCCTGATAAAGCCTCTGAGCCTCACCTAATGAATAGGTAATGTACGGCTTAAAGTCCTTACCTATTTCCGTCTTACTTTCTTGTCTGCCGCCACCACCGCCCATATCACACCTCGCTTATCCATTTCCGAGGCTTGAATCCGTAGGCTTTGGCTCTACGTTCCCAGCCCGGCCTATGACTCGTGAAAGTTAGGTATTTGTTACCACTTTCCCTTGCCATATTTTTGATGAATTGTAAACCTTTTTGCACCATCTGATAATCATTTTCTAACGTCCAAGCACACCAAACATGGAGTTCTTCCCCCAATGGCTGCAATACAAAGAACGATTTGAAATGGTTATCCTCTAGTCCAACCCATAACCCTGACTTCTGATTCCAGCAGTCCGTGTACACATCCTCCACGATCCAACTTTCAGAACTCACTGCTTTAATCTTCTCTAATCCAGCCTTGACGCTAGGCCACCACTTCCTTAGTTGGTCAGGCTCGATATATTTGAATTCCGTCATCCGACAATAATGTATCCGTAAGTTTTGTCAGCAGTAGCGTTAGCCCAATGACTAATCGTTGCTGATCCTTGTTGTTGTGTAGAAACGTATAGGTTCGTTGTAGCCGATGGTGCAACGTAACCCATCGTAACAATAGCAGAAGGAATCGATGGCCTGTCAGGACTTGTGCTAGTCGGGTATTGTTCAAGAGAAACGCCTACATCCGTCGTTCTCCAGAATATCTCAGCATAATCCCCTGCGGCTAGTTCCAGAAAGAAATTCATCGCAGCAATCAAGTGACTCGGATCACCCGTACTCTTTCTAGCTGGCATATGGAACCGACTATTGGAACCAGCGACGTTAGTTCCGTTCTTTTTGAACCAAATGTCAATGTCCTGACCATCATTCGTCGTATTCTTGTACTGAAGCGAAAACTGAATGTTGTAAATTCCATAATTTCTGACGTTTAGCCTAGAACTATTAGAAACGTATATTCCATTGGAATAATCTGTTGTGTTGAAGGTAACTGCGTACCCTGTAGTCGTGTTAGCCGCTGTCTGGTCTGTAGAGTCCTGAAACGCCCCATAGGGAGCCGAATCAGCCTCAGCAGCAGCAGATACCGGAACGAAGAAAATCAGGCTCTCAAAGCCTATACGTTCGTCGTAGAGGGTCGTTGTAACCGCATTACCAGTCGCTAGCGTAATCAGACCTGAGTTATTGGTCTTTCCGTCCATAATGCCACGAACGACCTCAGCAACAGCCCTCTGATCCCCTCCAAATGGCGGTAATGTACGAAATTGCCTCATCGAGTACCCTGTTTGACTACTTCTACGTCAATTCCTACCGCTGTTTTCCAGTTATCTCCTGTCGGAGTCAGTATTAGACGATGATATTCACCGTTAGAACGGATGGAAACACGGTTTTCAGCATCAGCAGCTACGTTAGAACCAAATTCCACCTGTTCATTCAACAAATCCCGGCTAGAAATCGCTACAGAGCCACTTCCACCGTCCACAGTTGGCCTTACTAACGTCACCGTAGACCGACCAATCGTTATATCGCCAGTCGTAATGTTCGCAGTCTTAGGCTGACCAGAGAAAGCAATGATCTTAGCCCCTGAAACACCTGCAAAAAGTAACTGTCCACCAGCAAATACTCGTGAATCCAGCGGAATCTCTAGCGCATCAATGCTAGCGTTATAGTTATCTACCTGCTCTAACGTCGCTGAAGGCGTTAGCACAAAGGAAATAGCGTTAGCTGTGGTGTCTGCATACGACCAACGATCTAAGTTGATCGAGTAGACGAGCATATTTTTACCACCGAAAGTGTTATTAAATTTCCAAATAACTAACTTTCTGATAGGGTCAACTGTTGCTGACATTCCTGTAGGAATCTCACCCGGAATAGCGTTCTCAAAGAACCACCGATTAACCTTCTCAGCACCGATAGGCTTTACTGATTGACCGTCGCAGGAGTAAAAACCGTCATCCGCTAGGAAATACGTTAGCCCACCGTACTGAGCAATCGAGCCGTTAGAGATACATCCTAATGATCTTGAGATAGCATCAAACTGAAAGAAAAACGGGGAGCCTGTGTAGCTCATCCGATATATGGCACGTTCTAGGAAGACCAGACCATACTCGCCACCCGCTAAACCTGTAATGTCCCCACCGTCAGGGATGATCTGCGTATCCGACTGAGAAGCAGCACCCGGAGTCCAGTCTGTCTCATCGTTAATGTCTGACCAGTAGACCTTGTTTGTATCCGTTCCATCGTTAGCCGCAACAACAAAATCCCGAACAACTGTGACAAACTTAGCAGTTGGAGCAGCAGCAGCTAGGTCAGTAACGTAAGTGGATACACTTATCTCGTAAGCCTGTAGCTTATCCTGACCGTTAGCCAGAATCATCTTAGAGCCGTACTGGGTCACATCCCAACCTTCAACCGTTGAGTAACCCGTAGTAGTTAAGGCATCCAAGCTAGCATCAGACGAGTCAAACTTGTAAACCTGAGTCGCTCCAGCAGCAAATAACGCTACCTCACCGCCGAACTTACCGCCAAACGTAATAAGCAAATTCTGAGCAGCAGCATCAGAATAATCAGCCTCAGACCTTAGTGGCGCATAACCGTTAGCAACCGGATAACAGTTCTTAGCGTCAGTAATCGCCCCTGTTACCCCGGGCTGATCTGGTAGCCACTCACCAAAGATTAGTTTTGTCTCAGCCATGCGTCAGTTCCAGTAGGCTTTAATGTCCAAGCATCAGAACTCGGACTTACGTTATTCCACGAATCCGCTGTAGCCTCAACTACAGTCCATGAATCATTGCTTGCAGGAATATCAGACCAGACATTCGTTTCTGGCGTTATATCTACCCATTCCTCACCAACAATGTAACCCTTACCCGTTATTGTCGCATTTGCAACGATAGATGCAATACCTTTTGCAGTTACCGATGGTGTTACTGATAGTTCAGCCGTTCCATCAATACTCGCAGGTACGTTAAAGGTTAGGAATCCAGAGGCGGTTACAGTCGCACTACTATTGATTGCAGCAGTACCAAAGACAAGCAATCCAGCCGAAACCGAAACATTTGCCGTAGAGCTGATAGCCGCTGTGCCAAAGATCGTATAGTTGGCAAGGGCTGTAACCTCAGCAGTGCCAGTAATCGCGGCATCACCAAATACCTGCCTAAATCCTGATGCTGTAAATGTTGCTGTTCCGTTAATAACCCCTGAGAAATGGACTATCCGGTATCCATCAGCCGTAACCGTTGCTGAACATGAAACAGAACCAGCAGCACTATAGGTCAGACTTCCTGCCGCAGATACCGTAGCAGACGCATTTACAGCCGCTACAGCACGATGATCTACAACCGCACTACTAGATACTGTCGCTGTCGCACTAATCGCAGCAGACGCAAATACCGGATTGTCTCCGGTACTTGAGAATGTCGCTGAGGCTAACGGCGAGAAACCTAGCATTATTGCAATCCGCTAATCTGTGACGTTGTTAGACCTTCAATCTGACTGCTTGTTAATGATGTAACGTCTGTACTTGCCAAGGTAACAACCTGCTCAACCACAGTCTCAGGCAATGCGTACTTGATCCATTCCTCGCTAGACTGCGACCAGCTCCACTTGTAGCCATCTTCATCAGCAGGTTTAGGATCACGAATTACCCATCCCGGTGGATACCACCAGACAACCTCCTTGCCTTCAGGTGCTTCAGGCGCATCAGGCACTTCAATCCAACCTTCTGTGCCGTCTGTCTCTGGCTTTGGAATACTTCCGTTTTTAGAGTAGAGCATGAGTCACCTATTGCAAAGCAAAAGCTGAAGTAGGAGCCGTGAAGTTCTGTGTGTAACGGGCGATGCCTAACGTCAAGCGCATGTCATCCAAGTACCCGTTCAGGTTATATGACGATGCGTTGTAAACACCTATCTGATTTACCGTATACGTTGTCATAAGCGACGCTGCTACTGTGTAACCATTCCCAGATACGTTTGTGCCGTTTATATACACTTTAATATTTGTGCCAACCTTTACCACCGCGATGTGGTTCCAAGCATTGGCGGCAATCGTGCCAATCGTGTTTTGCTGCAAAGACCAAGAACTGCCGTTAGCAGACAGCCACAAATTCAATGCGCCACTCTGTACCTGTAGGTTTAATGCTGCATACCCAGAGGTATTCCCATTTAAGTAAATGATGGATTGTTGAGAAGAAACGGCGTTCATGTAAACCCAAGTCTCAAACGTCCAATCCGAACTCCCTAGCTCAATAGTCCGTTGCACGGGTAAGGATAGATAATCCCCCGTACCATCAAAGTACATCGAGCTACCACCAAACTTACTCTGCGTCGTACTTATCTGCGCGTTGCCTACAGTCTCAAGGTCGTTCTTTGCTGTAGCGTCTGTAATGCCAGCGTTGGTGAAGTTGAGGAGGAGTTGGGTGTTAGCAATTGCCGTTAATGGTGCTGTAGGCGGCGTGAACGCTGAGGTGTACTGAGCCGTACCTTTTAAATACCTGAATCCTGATATGTTTCCATTGAAATCAGGAACAGACCCATCCTGAGTTCTACCAACTTCAAATCTATCAAACCCATTAAGGCTCGCTGTTGTTGCAGCCAAGGTGGTGTCCAACACCCCATTTATATACAACCTGAAAGTTTGCGAAGAACGGACTAAGGCTAAATGCGTCCATGCAAACGGCGTAGCTAGTCTGGTAGAGTTTGTACCACTAGTCCCAAACTGAGCGGCTCCATTAACTACAAGAAAACAGTTAATTGCATTTGACCCTGAATCCAATCGAACCATTAATCTGTTATTGTTGTAGTCAGTCGATTTATAAAAGACAAATATTCCTCGCCCATACTGACTTCCTGAGAATCCGTTGTTGTATACCCAACACTCAAAAGTCACATCAGAGGTTCCGGCTCCGGTATCAAAAGCCGAACTTGCTGGCAATACCAAATAATCCCCCGTCCCATCAAAATACCCACTACCACCTACAGTAGCTGCGCTGTATGCAGCAGTAGGAGCGAATGGGCTGAAGGCTTGGATGGATGGGTTGCCGTTGACTGTGATGGTGAAAGCGTTATCGCTGTTATCTAAAAAGCGGTTGTCTTGGCACGTTAATAGTTCAACTTCGGAAGCTGTTGCACCTTGGCTAGTTTTTGTTAGTGGCGATGTGCTTGGCGTAAAGTTCGCCGTGTATAGAGCAGTCCCTTTAACAAGCCTGAAATTTGAAATGTAGCAAGCCACCATATTGTGACCGCCATCAGCAGCACCAGCCCCGATAGTAAACGCACTAGAGTTGTCTGGAACTGTTCCAGAAACAGTCGTTGTTGCTCCAGATGTTCCGTTAATGTAGACAGTCCATACATTGCCATTGCGGACAACAGCAATATGTACCCATTCATTCTGCGATACAGTACTAGTCGTTGTTATATCTACGCCCCAACTTGACCCGTTTAGAGTAGCTTGTAAATTCAATGTTCTTGACGATGTTAAATAGAGGCTAACTCCTCCATAAACACCAGTACCAGATCGCTTTGATATATATGCCTGATAAGTGCTGGCTGTTCCTGTCAGAAAAGTCCAAAACTCCATAGTGAATGAGGAGCTACCCATATCCAAAACAGCATTATCAGCAACCGTTAGATAGTCACCCGTACCATCCAGATAATTACTCCACCCAGTCTGACTAAACGGCGAGAACGTACCCTGTGTTGTGTTGCCGTTGCGGGTGATGGTGAAGTTATTTGTGGACGAATCTAGGAACGTATTGTTCTGTGCGCCGTTAGTACCATCTCCGGGCAGAAGTAACGTAACACGGTTAAAGAACTCATCAACGGCAACAGCTATTGCGGTTCTAGCCCCCAACAGCATATTCATAATCCCACTCATGAGACATTCCCTGTCACGACACAAACCGTACCGCTAATGAACAGGATCGTAGCAACACCTCGCGTCGCTAACGTCATCGTATCCTTATCCGTATTCGTTCCTGCGATATAAGCCGTAGTGATAGAGCAAGTAATCGTGATGTTTCCGCTAGTGTTGTTAAAGATTGAGATTACATCACCAGCAGAAAACGTTGAGTTCGGGATCGTAATTGAGCCGCTAGTCCCTACTCCGACAAACTCACCTATGTCACCAGTCGTAAGAGTGTAAGAAGTCGTCTTATCTGACCCTGATTGCGGAACATTCCTAAAACCTAGCGTAATACCATCTACATCAGGCAATGTCTGGGTAAGGTTGCTGCTAGTGTTAGCACTTTGTAAAGTATGCGTACCTGTACCACTCGCATTACCTTGAACTTTTAAGTTACTCATGTTCTTTCCTTAACCAAAAACCAGCCAATAATCATCCGTCGGGACTGTTACAGAGCTTCCTGTTGTAATCGTTATTGCCCCATAGCTAACAGCATCATTGCCACTAGTGATCGAATACGCACCAGATACCGTCTTAGATGTCTCCCAAATAGGGAATTGCACCGCATTACCAGATGTTTCTTTGTAAACAGCCCGATCAGCAGGGTACGTTACGAATACATCCTTAGTGCCAGCAGAGAAGTTGACCAAAGCATCCGAGTTCGATGACTGTAGAACAACATCCCGGCTTAAAGTGCCTGAGCCTACTGTCCCGATACCAACTTCCCACTCATTCGATCCAGACAGGTAAATGGCGTAATACGTTGTATTTGTGTTGCCAATACCCGCTGAGAACGACTGAAAGCCAGTAGCCGCACCAGCAAGCGTAATCGTCCCAGTACCCGTAGTCGTACTGGTTTCCTTTACCCTGTCGTTTAGGACGAACGGCATTTATGCCAACGTAACGGACAAATTACCCGTTGAGATGGTGAAAATATCGCCTGTACCCACAGTCTTAGCCTCATCCAGAGCAGTATGGAACAGCAGGTTTCCAGCCGTTGACGCATCTCTTAGACCGATATAGCTCACAGTTCCCCATGAAGCCGTAGCCGTTGGGAATGTCACACTAGCTGAGTTCGTCGTTACCCCGTTACTAGGCGCACCAAACGTCACAGCAGTACGAGCATACGAGCCACCAGATACCTCAGTACCTGTATCCGCATCTGTAGGATCAGACGTATAAAGAGCCACATAAACCAATGTAGGGCTTGTGTAGCTCGTATTACGGAGAACAGCGTTAATCAACGCATTTTCAAGGTGGTTCGACATTTCTGCCATGATTTACCTCACGTTATAAGACATAGACATAGGCTGACCGCTGTATTCACTCGACTGGTCAGAGTTCGTAATCGCAGTTACTGCACGATCATATAAGGTTGCCCATGTCTGAATACGGGCATCATTCATTAGATACGGCTCTGCTTCAGCCAAAGACGCATACAGCAAAGCATCAGGATAGTTTGCTAGGAAGATGTTGCTAGAATTGCTATCTGACAACAGAGTAGGCTTGCCGTAGTACAGCATCTGGAGAACGTAAGTACCATCTGGAGATGGTGCTAGCTGTATCTCAGAGCCTAGAATCGTGTAG